TGCCGCTCCGGTGGGGGCACCAGCACACTGCCGCCCACCACATGCGGGTTCCACAGCAGGTAGGGCAGGCTCGCATCGTTGGCGCGGTTCCAGTACTGCTCAAAGCCGGCAATCTGCTGCGGCGTGACGCGGTACGGCGCTTTCGGCGTCAGCGCAATGGCTTCGGTCTGTGCGGAGACAAAATAGTTGTAACTGCTCTGGGCGTCCCGGCTGGGCTGGCTCATGCCCGTATGGCGCGTCTTGCCGTCGTACACCTGCACGTCACCAGGGACCCGGATCAGCGGGATGTACTGCCCCAGCCAGCGCGTCTTTTCCAGGACATGCATCCCCGTGAGCTTCGCCCAATGCACCGTGGGGAGGCGCGTCGTGCGCTCCTGCACCACCTGCGTGCCCTCAGGCATGTACTCCTTGCGCAGGACCTGGCCGGTGGGCAACTCGACAATAGCGACGTCCTCCCACACGCGGTAGAAGTACTCGGCGATCTGCACGGCGTTGTGCGTGATCCAGTGCGCGCTGTTCTCCTGATCCTGCACATGCCAGAGTTCCAGCTCTCCCGGGTCGATGCCGTACTCATGGCAGAAACGTGACCACGAGAGGGTGTCGATCACGAAGCCAAACTCCGCGTCCAGACCACAGGGGTGCTTGGCGGCGGGGTCGAGGTACACGCTAAAACGGTTCGGCACGGCGTCGATGCGGATGGTCTGGCGAAAGGAGTACGGGTCGGCGTAGGCCAGGTTCAGGCGGAAATAGCCCTCGCCGGTCGAGACGGCATGTTCGAGGGCGGTGGTGTACGCAATCAGCGCTTGCGATTCCTGTTCGGTGTTCCGAATAATGCCGGCGAGCACGTCGGCGGTTTCCTGGGAGGCCTGGCCGGACTTGGGGCGGACTCTGACGGCTTGCGGATTGGACCGCCAGGCGTTCACGACCTGGCGGACATACACACTCTGGAGGGGGATGGTGAACGCTGGCCTGGCGACTTGCCCTGGGCCATTGCGGGCAGCCAAAGCTGCCGCGCCCCATTGTTCCCCTGCCAGGAATCTCGCGGCAGCGGCTTGTTGGTCCTTATCATCCCGCGTGGCTTCGAGCGTGTTGACCCAGCGGCTTCTGGCGGTGGCCAGCAAGTCACCGTCTGCCTGCGGATCGAGGAACGTCTTGTCAGCCTCACGCAGGGCATGCGGGGTACGCGGGGTCAGGGTAGTCGTGGCCATGGGCTACCGCCCTCCCTCGGGCGCATACGGCCCATGCTGTGGCCCCTCGCTGCCGCCACACCAGCAGCAGGTACGCGGGGCTGGTAATGGCCCCTGCCATGCACTCGGAGCATGCCAACAGTGGTTGCAGCGCCACACCTGCTTCTCCATGGGCAGGCCCATGTTGAGCGCTTCATGCCAGCGGCTATCCTCGATGCTCAGGTACACGTCATCCCACATGTCGGCGGCGCGGGTGTCCATCAGTAGCTCGCCTTGCTACCGCGTTTCTTCGGCGTGGGGATGTCTGCGCCTTCGGCCCTCGCCTTGCTCAGAGCTATCGCTGTGAGCTGCTTCTCACGTTCGCCCTTCGTCTGGTTCTTGCCCAGCGTCGAGGGTGGATTAGCATGGACCTCCTTGAAGGCCTCGGCCACTTTCTTCTCGGTCTTCGTCTGTTTCTTTGCTGCCACGATCGTCCTCCTTAACCTGCCTGCCACGAGCCGCCGCCCATGAACGCGGGCGGGAGCTGGTAGTAGCGTGTCGTATCGGGCGCCTCATCCTCGCCGTAGCCCATCGCGAAGCAGCGGAGGGCGTCGGCCGCGTGCGAGGACCAGTCATGCAACGGTCGGTCAGACCATGTGCGCTTGGTCTCGCTCCACTCTCTGCGGTACGCCTTCAGGGCTTCGAGCCCCTCGTAGCACTTCTCACTGTCGAAGAGGAAGCGCGGGAACATGGTGCGCACCGCGGCGATGCCGTCGCCAATATCCCCCCGAGGGACCACGATGGCTGGCCTGAGCCCTAAGCTCTCGGCAATCGCCAGGCGGCTGCGGCCATCCGCCGAGAAGTCGCGGGCCTGCATGTCATGGGGGAAGAAGATACGTCCCAGGGTGTAGGGTTTTTCCCGAATCACCTTGGCGTACCACTCCAGGCCGTGATCGCTGGCCTCAAGGTAGTCGATCACATGCAGCATCTTGCCGACGGCCTGCACAAACCAGATGGCCGTCGCATCGCCCACCCCGATGTCAAAACTCAGGTGCACCGGCACGCTGGGCTCCCACGGCACGCGCGTGAGACGGGCCTCCGCCTGCGCCGTCTCGAGGTACGCGCCGTAGTAGGACCCCACGAGCGCGCTCTCGAAGCTGCACTGAAACTCCTGCGCGTATTGCTCCGGGGCCATGGTGGCGCGCGCACTGATGAGCTCGGCGTCGGGCAGGACCTGCGTCTCCTCCACGGTGTACAGGGCGCTGTGCCACCCCTGGTCCACCTGCGCCTGGTGGTACAGGTCGTAAAAGTGGTTCTTGCCCATCGGCGTGCCAATAAACGTCGCCCACCCTTCTCGGTCCGCCAGCGCCGGCCGGACCACCTCGCTCCAAATACGCGGGCGCATCTGGGCGTACTCGTCGAAGACGGCGCCGTCGAGGTAGAGGCCACGTAAGGCGTCCGGGTTATCGGCGCCGAAGATCTGGATACGCCGGTCGCCTACGAGGTCGACCCGCAACTCCGCCTCGTTGATCCTGGTGCCTGGCAACTGGCGCGTGAGGTGTTTGAGCAAGTCCCACGCAATCACCTTGCCCTGGCGGTAGAGGGGCGCCAGGTAGCCGTAGCGGGGGCGGGGGCGGGTATTGGCGTAGGCGTCCGCAATGAGCTGGTAGAGAGCGAGCACGGTTTTGCCGAAGCGCCGGTGACAGACCCAGACGTTAAAACGCTGGCGATGGTCATAGAGGGCGCGCTGGTGTTCCCGCAGGGGGGGGAACTGCACCTTGAGTGGACTAGAAACTGATTTGGATCGTGCGCGTCGGGCTATCGCCGTTGTCAACGTCGACGACCTCCACGGGTTTACCGAAGGCATACGAGAACAGCATTTGGACCAGAGGAGCGGGCAGGGTGCCTTCCTGCGCTTGTTTGAGGAGCTGCGCCTGGACCTGCGCGTCACCAACAATCGCCCTGGCGTAGGCCTCGCCGTCCGTGGTGCGCTTGTCGCGGATGCCCTTGGGACGGCCGGAGGGATTGCCCGATTGCCCAGGTTGAAACGCCACGGCTCTTGTTCTTCCATTGATCGGAGCAACGCTCTCCACCCCACTGATGCCGGGAGACGGGCCACCAGTGGAGCAGCGCAGTAACATTCTCGAACCCTGGGAGTGTGACAGGAAGAGTCTCTAGTATGGAGAGAAGATGCTGAGGAATAGACGCAGCTCTCCCCTCCCAAAGCAAGCACTGCATACATAGTACTTACTAGGCTAGAGAGTCTTACTGCGTACCGTGAGGGTAATTTGTCACCTCACGCGTGTCAAGCGCAAAAGTTCAGGCGTCGTCTCAGTGCGACGCAGGCATGGGGATACTCCTCTAGTGGCCGTTGCGGTGGCGCAGCATCTCGAGCACCGCGTCGAGCGTGAGTTGCACCTTGGCCGCCAGCGCGTCGTGCTGGGTCATGCGCTGGTGCATATCCTCGAGCAAACTATGCAGCAAGGCCTGCGCGCGCTGCTGGCTCCGGCTCATGGCTTCCATGCGGTCCTGCGTCTGTGCGAGATCTCTGGCGATCTCCGTCAGTTTCTCATACTGGCGGTCGAGGCGCGCCATGCGGGTGACGTGTTCGGTGTGCAGGGCATCGTAGTGGTCGAGACGCTGTTGCTGGTCCCGCAGGATACGCTCGGCCCAGGTGGCGAAGGGTTCGTCAGGCGTCATGGGGTGGCCTCCTGGCGGGTCCAGCGGGGCGTCGGGTCATAGCGTGGGCTTCGCGTCACGCTTCGGCCCCCGTGTGACGCGACGACTCCCCGGCTCGCTATGCTCCACCTCATACATGCCAGCGAGATAGTCGAGGCTGAGCCCAAGGGCGCGGGCAAGTTTCATGGCGGCGTCGAGGGACACGCTCTGCCGCTCCCCACTTTCGAGACGGCTAATCAGCGAGACGTCCACCCCGGAGGCCCTGGCCAGGTCACGCAAGCCCCAGCCTTTCTTTTCCCGCCACGCTTTCAGTCGATCACTCAGGGTCATACCTCAATCTCCATTTGTTGCATTGATAGACAACATTAGTATGACATATATATCAGGAG